TTACTAACTAATGCCTTTTCAATAGTTGGTACGATTATGGGAATTAAATATGCTACACAAGAAAAAAATAATTAAAATAGATACAACATCAATAAAGTAGTTTATGTTTAGTGAAGGAGGATGGATAATGGTACTAGGAATAGTACTAGGGTTAGCAATAATATATAGTGCAGTATACTTCGTACATCGAATGTTTGCAGACACTACTCAAGAGATCCTAGTAAAATTTATCCTTCTTGTATTTACAGCATTAGTTGCACTATTTATAGTAGACAAGATCATTGCTTGGAAGATTAAGCTAATATCAGATGAACAGAATAATCAGCTGTTCGATTTAATAAAAACCTTAGTACTTATGATATTTTCATATTACTTTGGAACAAAAGGAAGTCAAAACGAAAACAGTAACAAAAAGTAAAAATTAAATTATGAGTTTAAAGAGTTTACAAACAAAAATTGGAGTAACAGCAGACGGGGCATTCGGACCTGGTACAATGAAAAAAGCAATGGAGTTTTACAAACTAACACCAGTTAGAGCAGCACACTTCTTTGCACAAACAGCACACGAAACAGGTGGTTTCAAACTATTTTCAGAAAACTTAAATTATTCTGCAGATGGACTACAAAAAATATTTGGGAAGTATTTTCCTGGTAATCTTGAAGAAAGTTATGCCAAACAACCAGAAAAGATTGCAAATAGAGTCTATGCTTCTAGAATGGGTAACGGAGATGAAAAATCAGGAGAAGGCTGGAAATTCAGAGGAAGAGGAGCGCTCCAATTAACAGGTAAATCAAACTACCAAAACTTTGCAGATTATTTAAAAAAGCCAGAAATCATGACTAATCCTGATTTAGTGGCTACAGAATATGCTTTTGAATCAGCTATGTTCTTCTTTGATAGAAACAAATTATGGACAATCTGTGATCAAGGAATTAATGATGCAGCTATTTTAGCTCTTACAAAAAGAATTAACGGAGGTACTCACGGATTAGAAGACAGAAATCAGAAAACCAAAAAGTACTACGAATACGTTAAATAGTTAACAATATAAGATGAAAACCTCACTTTTAATTACATTATCATTGTCAACATTTTTAGCCTTTATAGGTACATATTTCTTCCACCTTACTGCAGATAATGCCGAACAATTTCTGGCCATTGGTGTAGTTATTTTCGCCGATGGCTTTTTTGGAGTTTGGGCAGGAATTAAAAGAGAAGGATTTCAAACATTTAAAGCCTTAAAAGTATTAAAAACTTATATCTTTTGGAATATAATGCTTGCCTGTATTCTTGCTATAGAAAAAGGATTTGCAGGTACTGGATGGTTAAGTGAAACAATAATGGCTCCTTTTATGGTATTCCAATTAATTTCAATACTAAAAAATGCTTCAATGGTGGGTGTTGTTACAAACGAGCTATTAACTCAAATCCTAGATAAATTAGATAAACACAAAGGTGAAAGGAATATTACAGAATAAACAAAACATCTTATTAGGAATAATCCTATTAATGATTCTTTATATTATATTTAATACAAGAGGTATTAAAACTGATATAAAAGGTTACAAAGCTAAAATTGAAGCCTTACAAACTAAAGTAGATTCAGCCCAAGCTGTTAACAAACAAATAGATAGTAAAATTGACTCAGTAGATAATAAAGTAGTTGAAATTACAAAAGAAATTCACCATATTGATAATACAATAACAATCGTAAAAAATCAAACAAATGAAAAAACTAATACTGTTAGTAAGTTTTCTAATACTGAGCTTGAACAGTTTTTCACAAATAGATACAACTAAGGTTTGCATTCCAACTGATATTGCAAGAAAAGCAGCTAAAGATTTAGTTCGTTATGATGGATGTAAAGAAGAATTAAAACTTACTTTACTTAAAGTTGAAAAACTCCAAGAAAGAGAAATTCAAAAAGATACTATTATTTCCTTATTAAATAGTAAAGATAAAAACAATCAATTTATTATCTCCCAGCAAGGGGAACAAATTGATTTGTATAAAAATATGACAAAGGATTTGACTAAAGAATTAAAAGGTCAAAGAACTAAAACCTTCCTATGGAAGGTAGTCGCAGGAGCTGGAGGTTTTCTTAGTGTAATTTTATTAATAAAATAAAAATTAACCTTATAAAGGTATGAACAAGGCTTGTTTTTACAGGCCTTTTTTCTTATATTATAGTTATATAAATACTAGAAAATGAACCAAAGAGAAGTTACTATTACTATGAGTAAAGTAAAAAAAGAAATGGTTGACCATCCAAAACATTACGGAGGAAAGGATAATCCATATGAAGCAATTAAAGTTATAGAGGCCTGGGGATTAGGATTTTGTTTGGGTAATACAATTAAGTATATATCCAGAGCAGGTAAAAAAGAAAATACCTTACAGGATTTAGAAAAAGCCTTATGGTATTTAGAAAGAGAGGTAAAGAAGTTAAAAGATGCCAAAAAAGACTCCTAAAAAAGTAAAAGAGATAAAGGAGTTTATTAGGCCAGAATTAGATTATAAGCTTCAAAAATCTATTTCATATTCACAAACTCTAGCATATAACACCTGCCCTCATCAATGGGCATTGAGTTATATTAAAAATCTTCAAGAATATAAACCATCGATTCATACAGTCTTTGGAACAGCCATGCATGAAACAATCCAGCATTGGCTCACCCTTCTCTATGATCATACAGTCAAAGAATCAAATGAATTAGATCTAGCTGATACTTTAGAAAAAAATCTAGTAAAAATATACTCCCAGGAAAAAGAAAGAACAAAAGAACATTTTACAAGCCCGGAACAATTACAGGAATTCTATTTAGATGGAGTTGAAATCTTAAATTACCTAAAACGTAAAAGGTCTGCATACTTTACAACAAAACAAGTTCATTTGGCAGGAATAGAAGTACCTATAGTGTATCCATTAAAGGAAAATATTTTCTTCAAAGGATATATAGATATTGTACTTTACGATGAGAGAGACGAAAAATTTACTATCTTAGATATTAAAACCTCAACCTCCGGATGGAGTGCAGAGGCTAAGAAAGATGATAAAAAAATATTTCAATTACTATTATACAAAGAATTTTTAGCAAAACAATTTGATATTGATATAGAAAAAATTGATGTAAAGTATATTATAGTAAAAAGAAAAGTACCTGCAGATCCTGAATATCCGGCAATGGGAAGGAGAATTCAAGAATTCATTCCACCTTCAGGTAAGATAAAAAGAGGTCAGGCCATATCATCTTTAAATTCTTTTATCATAGATGCTTTTGATCAAAAAGGAAATTACATAGATAAAACCTATACAAGAAAGCCTTCTAAATCAAATTGTAATTTCTGTCCATATAAAAATACAGAACATTGTGATTCTGGTTTTTAAAATTAGTATATATTTATATATGTATATAAATAATAAAATAAAAACTATGGATTCAAAAAAATTAACATCGGTAAAAGTGGAGCAGGATTTGCTTCAAGAGTTTAAAGAAGAATGTGTGAGGTATAAATTTTCTCTGCAAAAGCTTGTAGATAGGTCGATTTATTTATATCTTACAGATGAAGCCTATAAACAAAAACTACACAGTCAAACACAAATAAAATTATCAAAACAGTAACATGAAAGAAAAACTTCGTTATGTAAAAAGAGAGGATCGAAAAAAGATTCTTTTGTTATGCGATGATATTAGAATGCATTCTGGTATCGCTACAATGGCCCGGGAGATAGTGATAGGTACTTCCCATCACTACAATTGGCTTAATGTAGGAGCTGCAATCAATCACCCTGAAGCAGGAAAAGGAATTGATATCTCTCAAGAGGTAAATAAATTTGCCGGGATAGAGGATTCATGGGTAAGGGTTTTACCATATAATGGATATGGAGATGCCATGCTTGTTAGGTCTTTACTTCAGCAAGAAAAACCAGATGCTATCTTTATCTTTACAGATCCAAGATATTGGGTATGGTTATTTGAATTAGAGAGAGAAATTAGAAATAGTATTCCAATCTTTTATCTAAACATTTGGGATGATCTTCCAGCTCCGTTATACAATAAAGCATACTATGAATCATGTGATTTATTGATGGCTATCTCAAAACAGACTAAAAATATTAATGAAATGGTTTTAGGAGATCAAGCTAAAGATAAAATTATTAAGTATGTTCCTCATGGAATCAATCATGAGCATTTCTTTCCAATAAGAGAAGGACATGAAAATTATTCATTACTTCAGGAGTTTAGAAAGAATATGTTTAAAGATAAAGAAATTGACTTTGTAGTTGTTTTTAACTCTAGAAACATTCGGAGAAAATCTCCTGGAGATGTAGTACTTTCCTACAAACTATTCTGTGATATGATTGGAGAGGAGAAAGCCAAACGATGTGCTCTTGTAATGCATACACAGGCTGTGGATGAAAATGGAACAGACCTTTACGCTGTTCGTGAAGCTATCTGTGATCCAGAGTATGTCAATGTATATTTCTCTCAAGATAAATTAGATACTCCTCAAATGAATCTACTTTATAATGTAGCACT